ATTCGCTGTAGCAGCCTATATAAGATTATGGGCCGACCTAAGACAAAAAGCAAAGCCCAAATTTACGCCGACACCTTGGCAAAGCTTGAGGAGGAGGGCGCAAAATATGAGGCCATAAGCAACAAAACAACAAAAACGGCTATTAACAAACTTGAAAAGCTCGGGCAGCTTACCGCTCAGGCTAACGAATTGGAGCTTTTTAAGGACGCCTGGGAGCTTTCCACAACCGCAAAAACTTACATTAAGGAGCTGGCAAAAGAAACCTTTTACGGATATTCAAAAAGGATTGAGAATAAATACCTTGAAAAGGGTATTATTAACGAGGACGAAGCAATAAAAGCGCTCGCCTCAGTACACCAAGCGCCCTATGTAAAAAACGAGGAGCGCAAAAACTTAACTTGGTTAACAGGGGAGGCGGATATTGTGGACAAAAAAGCGGGCTTTATAATTGACATAAAAAACGCTTGGGACATTTCAACTTTTCCCGCATTTAAAGAGGACGTAAACAAAAAAGTAAAAGAAGCGGGCTACGACTGGCAGCAAAAAGGATACTTAATTTTGTGGAAGTTAAAAAAAGCCTTTGTGTGCTACGTGATCACAGACACGCCCGCCGAGCTCGTGCCCGACTTTGAAGACTTGGACTTGCACCGAATGGAGGACAAGCACAACGCCAACAAGCGAATAAGCATGAGCGACGAAATAACGCTAAGCGCTGAGGACGTAAAGGACATAAAAAGCGCTTACAAGGCGTCTAATGAGTTTTTTAATGAGTGTTTAACTGAGTTAAAAAGTAAGTAATGAAAACAGCCAACAGCCTTAGCGGCGGTAAAACCTCGGCTTATATTGCAGCCAACTACCCCGCAAATTATAATTTATTTGCTTTGGTAAGAACTGACGATAAAAATTGTATTTACCCCGACGCAAAAATAAGGCAAATGGTTTCGGATCGGTTGGGCTTGGAATTTATTGGAACTTTAGAGGACGACACAATAATAAAAACTATGTTAGATTTAGAGCAATTTATCGGCCAAAAAATACATTGGACGAGCGGGCAAAGTTTTGATAAAATTATAATTAGAGGCGACAAAAAATATTTACCAAACGCAACGCAAAGATTTTGCACTACGGAAATGAAAGTAAAACCCCTTTTTAATTATTGGTTAAAAAATATTGGTGAGCCTGTTAAAATGCGGATAGGATTTAGAGCCAACGAAATGGCCAGGGCGAAAAATATGAATAAAAAAACAAATAAAAACGGCTTTTTGGTTGAAAAACATATTGTTGGAAAATCAAAAAACGGAAAGCGTAATAAGTGGGCCTTAACCGAATGGCAAAAGCCTGTTTTTCCTTTAATAGAGAACGCCGTTTTTAAAGATACAATCGAGCAATTTTGGAAAAATAAGCCCGTGCGTTTCGCCTATATGAATAACTGTATCGGCTGTTTTCACAGGAGCCCCGCGCTTTTAAAATTAATGAGCGAAAAACACCCCGAAAAATTTGACTGGTTTATTAATGCGGAAAAAAACGGCTACGGCAAAAGAACTTTTAAAAACGGTACTAACTACCAAAAAATAAAAAACAGTTTTAAACAAACACAACTTTTTGAAGATGACTTTAACGAATGCGACAGCGGACACTGTGGAATTTAACAAACCCAAATATTTAAAACTAGTCGACTTTATAAGGGCCAACAAAGGGCGAGTTTTCGCCCTTTACACGCCCGAGCCTGGCACAATAGTACACCCAATTGGAATGGAAAAACAGGAATTAAAAAAAATTCCTGGGCTAAAAAATAAAGAGGCTTTAATATATCACTGTAAACATTACATCAATAATTACAGCCTTTACCTTGACGAACCAGTTTTAGAATTTTCAGACGACTACACCCAACTAAAAATAAAAAACTCATGGAATCAAACAATTATTTTTACGAAATCTACTTTATAATAAAGCCACTATTCAAAAGGGCCGAAACGGGGCGCGTAATAATTAACAAAAATAGAATAATAAAAAGCCCCGAGGCTCAGGAAATTATTAAAGAAATGGTTTCAAGTAAAGCCAAATTAACGGCTTTAATTTACCGCGAGAAAAACGAGATATGAAAAATTACAAAGTTTTAAACCTTTACAGCTGCCTCGGAGGCAATCGCTACAAATGGGACGAGGTGGCAAAAGAGGCGGGAATAAATTTAGAGGTTACCGCCGTCGAGCTAGATTCAGAACTTGCCAAGCTTTACGCCGAAAGGTTCCCAAATGATAAAGTAATAGATGCAGATGCACACCAATATTTATTAGACCACTTTAAAGAGTTTGATTTTATTTGGACTTCACCACCATGCCCAAGCCATAGCAGAATGAGGAAATATAATACAGGGCAAGGAGAAAGAAAATCAAAAGCTTCATATCCTGATATGAAATTATATCAAGAAATTATATTTTTAGAACATTTTTTTAAAGGAAAATTTTGTGTTGAAAACGTAATTCCATTTTACGAGCCATTAATTCCTGCAAAAAAACGCGGTCGGCATTTATATTGGACAAATTACAATTTACCTAATATTTTAACTAATAGAAATGTTAGAATAAGCAAAGGTAAAAACGAATTTAAAAATTTGTGTTTATTTCATGATTACGATTTTAAAAAATACAAAGGAAAACAAAGACTTGATAAAATAGCCCGAAATTTAGTGGACTATGAAGCGGGAAAAACAATTTTTCAAACCGCCCTTGGAATTTACAAAAGAGATAACGCAAACCAAACAGAACTATTTTAATGAAACTTAGACACTACCAAACCCAAAGCCTTAATTTAATTCGTGAGGCTTTTACTCAGGGCCTCAAGTCTTTAATTCTTTGCGTTCCTACGGGAGGGGGGAAAACGGTTATTTTTACAACCTTAACGAGCCTTTCAATTGCTAAGGGTAAAAAAGTTATGATTATCTGCGATCGTAAAGAATTAATAGGCCAAGCGGAATATAATTTAAACCGCCTCGGGCTTTACCCCACAATTATAGCCCCAGGGTATAAGCAAATAAAAAATAATTGCTACCTCGCAAGCGTGGACACCTTAACAAGGCGGGAGCTGCCCGCCGTGGACTTAGTTATAATTGACGAAGCCCACAAACAAACATTTGATAAAATTATTTTAAAATATAGGGACAGCCCGCACAATCCGTTTATTATAGGAGCAACGGCCACGCCATTAAGGACAGGGAAACAAAGGAGCTTACACGAGGTTTACAATAAAATAATTGAGCCCGTAACAATTGACGACCTATTAAAACAAAGTTACTTAGTTCCGTGCATAACCTATGCAGCAAAGGAGGACTTTAGCCAGGTAAAAATAACAGGGAACGACTATAATAACGCCGCACTATATGAGCAGTTCAATAAATCAAGGCTTTACGCTGGGGTAATTGACAAGTATAAAACCCACGCCGAGGGCAAAAAAACCCTAGTTTTTAACGTAAATATTGAACACTCAAAAAAAATGGTTTCTGAGTTTTTGGCCGCTGGCTATAGCGCCAAGCATTTGGACGGGGCAACCCCAAAAAAGGAACGGGGCCAAATACTCGAGGACTTTAAAAATGGTAAATTTTTGATTTTATCTAATTGCTCAGTATTAACAACAGGTTACGACGAACCAAGCATTGAAGCGGTAATAATTAACAGGGCCACAAAGTCGCTGCCCTTATACTTGCAAATGACAGGGCGAGGCTCAAGAATACACGAGAATAAAAACAATTTTATTGTTTTAGATATGGGCTCAAATGTTTACGAGTTTGGACTATGGGAGGAGCCCAGGACGTGGCAAATAGTAAAGGAGCGCAGGAAAACCAACGGCGTGGCCCCTGTAAAGCTTTGCCCCGTTTGTGAGGCTATGAACCACGCCAGCGCCCGCATTTGCTTTGAGTGTAAAGAGCCCTTTAAAATAAAAGCTAAGGCACTTTTACAAGGCGACTTTATAGAGGTTAAAAAGGGCCTCAGGAATAGCGAGCGAGGAGCCGAAAAAAAAATAAACTTACGAACAGCCACAAAGGAACAACTAAAAATTTACGCCCTAAAAAAGGGTTATAAGCCCGCCTGGGTTTACGTTCAAATGAAAAATAGGACAAAAGCAATACATTAAAATTTTTATTACATTTATAACCCCCCGCAATTCCGCGGCCCTTAAAATTAATTTATGAATATNTCATTTTTCCCTAAGATTTTCGCACGGCAACCCGAGCGAGAAACTACTATAATTGAGTTTTTAAACAGTGTTAAGCATGGCACTTTTAAACACTTAATAGAGCCTATAAACAACGAACCAAACAAAAAGAAACGCAAGACCTTAAAAGAAAATACACTTCCTTACGTGACAATTTCGGGGCTATACCCTGAGATAAGAAACAAGGAGGGACTAAAAAAACATAGTGGCTTTATTTGCTTAGATATTGACGACAGCGCCGACCTTGGCAAGGATTGGGACAACGTAACCCAGGATAAACACACATTCGGGGCTTTTAAAAGCGCCTCAGGGCTTGGAATAGCTGTTTTAATTAAGGTAAACCCTAAAAAACACCTGGAAAGCTTTTTATCTTTAGAGCGTTATTACTTGGAGAAATTTCAAATAATACTTGACAAAAGTTGTAAAGACGTTACCCGCCCCCGCTTCGTGTCTTACGATCCAAACGCATATATAAACCCCAAGGCCGCCACCTATTCAAATTTTCTGAAGAAAACCGAGATAATAAAAAAACTACCCAACATAATAACAGGTCAAAAGGATATTGAATATATAATAGAGCAAATAAACGAGCGTAAAATTGATATTACGCGCTCCTCATATCATATTTGGTTAGAAATTGGCTTTGCTATAGCCGCCGAGTATGGGGCGGGGGGGCGCCAATATTACCATGCTATAAGCTATTACAGTGAAAAATATAAACACGACGTATGCGAAAAACAATACGACCATTGTATAAAGTCCAAAGGTAACGGCGTGCAAATAGCGACTTTATTTTATTACGCCAAAGAGGCAAATTTGGATCTAGTCAGCAAAGAAACTAAACACGTTGTCGCAGTTTCTAAAATGGGTAAAAGAGGGGCACGAAAGCGCGAGGACGTAATAAAATTACTTAATGAAGTCGATAAAATAGAACCTAAATTTAGCACCGAAATAGTAAATAAAATTTACGATTCAAAAACGGACTTACGATTAACCGAGGAACTCAGCCAACTTGAGCAAGTAGAATTATTTTTAAAAAATAATTACAACCTAAAAAGAAACGACGTAACCCGCTACATCGAGAACAACGGCCAGGAAGTGGACACGGTTTTTATAAATTCCGTTTGGTTACAAGCTCGGCGAATAGTAAGCGAAAAAACAAGCTTTGAAGTGGTTGAAAAATTGATTGGCTCGGACTTTGTGGAATCTTACAACCCTATACAAGACTTTTTTAATATCAACGCCCATTTAAAGCCTGAGGGCTTAATTACAAAGCTTTGCGATTGTGTCGAAACAGACACAGGAATAAATGACCTTAACCCCTCTTACAAATATATATTTATTACAAAGTGGCTAATTGGAATAGTTAGCGCNGCNCATTGGGAACATAGCCCGCTATTTTTGGCCCTTTGTGGAGGACAAGGCACTGGGAAAACGGAATTTTTTAGGCGGTTACTTCCCAAGGAACTGGGGAAATATTACGCCGAGAGTAAACTAGACGCGGGGAAAGACGATGAAATACTCATGTGTCAAAAATTATTAATAATAGACGACGAACTAGGGGGGAAATCTAAGCAAGAAGCCAAGCGATTAAAGGAGTTAACAAGTAAGGCCGACTTTACACTAAGGGAGCCCTACGGGCGTAAAAATGTTACTTTAAAAAGGCTTGCAGTCCTGGGGGGGACAACAAACGACGACGCCGTATTAAACGATCCAACGGGAAACAGGCGAATAATACCTATAAACGTTAAAAGCATAAATCACGGCATATACAATTCTATAAATAAAAAGGAACTGTTTTTGGAAGTTTACCAGCTTTACGCCTCAGGCTTTACCCACCATTTAACACGCGAAGAAATAGACCTTTTAAACCGAAATACTTTGAGTTTTGAAACCATTAACAGGGAAAGGGAATTGATAAACCAATTCTTTAAAACACCCGAATTTAAGGAAAGCGAGGACAAAGAAGAATTTATGACGGCAACCGAAATACAAAATTATATTGAAGAACAGTTAACAGGAAATGCAAAAATAAACCAGTGGAAAATGAGCCAAGAGCTTAAGAACCTGGGGTTTACGCAAAAACAAAAAAAGGTATTCGGTAAAAACGGAAGATTTTACACAATTGTAAAAACGGACAAAGTCCAGCGCTGTAAGGCTCTATACCCCGAAAACGTAAAAAAAACGGACTTTACAAAAACGGGCGATTTTCCATTTTAAAAATTTTGTAAAAGTGTGTTACCGACTTAGGCTGATTATCAGGGAGTTACGACAAAAAAGGTAACAGACCCTAAAAAGGGGGTCTGTAAACCCGCCATGCTTGAAAATCAGACAGTTAACCCCATTTGGTCCAAAAAGGTAA